CACCTGAGATTTGCCAATCTTTAGGGACTCAAAAAACTCAGGGTTTGCCACTTTCCAGTTATTGATTGTTTGCTCTGTTACGCCAAGAGCCTGTGCAACGTCTTTGTCTATTGCGCCAAGTTCGCACATTTTTTTGGCAATAGCGCAATATTTAGGATTGTATTCAGAAGGTCTGCTCACCTTTTAGCCCCCAGCCATAAGGTCATGCCCCCACAGGGAGCGATACAACTTATCTTATCACAGTTACTTCTTTTTGCGTCTAGCCTTCTCAGCAGCACTTATTGCTATGGCAACAGCCTGCTTTTGAGACTTGCCAGCCTTAAGCTCTGTCTTGATGTTGGATGCTATCGTCTTTTTACCGTAACCAGTTTTTAGTGGCATGTTATGTCCATTTTACCTTTGAAGACCACCAAGCCGCAGACAATTTGCCTTTGGCTATGTTCGCAGCATGTCGAGCCTTAAATGCTGCCCTTCTGGCTGCATCTGCCTTGCTTTCGTTTTCTTTCGGTGGTGAACCTTTAACGCCCTGCTGCCCAAAACGGATTGTCTTGATCTGATCACCTTCTTTCGCTACTACCACATGGGACTTTGTCGGGTGATTAGGTGTTCTTTTGGGCTTGTTAAAGCCCTCAACACCTGCTCGCTTGATTCTTGGGTCTTTTTCAGCCATCGCATCACCTTAAAAATGCCCCATGTTTCAGAGGCATTTTATTTCATATTGCTATTGATTGCACCCGTGAATTTATATACTCGCGTATTTCAAGAGCGTGTTTCTTACAGCCTTCTGCCATTTTATCGTACTCAGCAGCCCTAGCCTCAAGCTCCGCGTCAGTCATTTGTGCTACTGGCACAATCTCGCGCCCGTCCCCGCGTTCAATAGGATAGGCTTTTTGCAAGTGTTCAAAGCCGTCCATTACAATCTGACCGCTTTCTGTCTGGTCTGGTGTCTCGTATTTTTTTATGCATCGCTTGACCAGATCGGCAATATAAAACTTTGCGGTAATCAAATAAAAATCTACATCACGACCTTCGATTTCTGAAAATGTGTCAATAATTTCCTTTGTTGCCCACTGCATGTTAACCACCTGACCAGCGTCTATTTTATCAGCCACCAGCCTTGCAATTAGGTTTTGTATGTCCTTAATGTCTTTAAACGTCATATTTATATCCTCGTCATTATTGAATCATGGATTGCGTCTATTGCGTTTATGGCAGCGCGGAGCCTGCTGCGCTCTGTGTCGGTCAGTATTGCGGTAATGCCTTGCACATCGTATGCCTTGCACTCTCTGGCATAAGACTCAATGCCGCCGACAAAGTGCATAGCTTTGTTAAACTCAGTTGGATCACGACCTTTTAGGTCTACAAGCTGTTTTTTTGTTCCCATTGCTGCAAGCTTGGTGACTGTTGGTGGACTGTCTGATTCGACCGATTCATTAAATTGTTGTTCTGGGACGTTGGCAACACGCAAGGCTGTGTATTGCTGACGCTCAGATAAACCAGCTTGTTCTGCTGCTGATTTTCTTGTAAAACTACTGTCGGCAGCGTCAGTAGTTATTTGAGAAGGTCTGCCGCCCTTGCTTGGCTCTATCTGTCTAAGCAATTCCCCGCATCGCCTGATAGCCCTTGCTTGTATGCGATCAGCCATTTTGCGTAAGGAATCGTCATCAGACATTCTTGCATAGCTTGCCAGAGCCTCTGCCTTGTCTGCCCATGACTGGCACTCGTCAATAGTGCTGCACTCAGCAAGTGCGGTTTTTGCTCGCTCGTATGTTTCTGGAAGTTTTGCATTAGCAACTGATGGTAACTGCGCGTGATCTATCATGCACCACCTGCCTTTTTAGCCAGGTAAGCGTCAATGTCTGCAATCTTGTAACCGCAAACGCGATGCGAAAACTTAATTTTTGGCGGAAAGTCTGGGTCTGTGTTGCCCAGCCGCCATAGAGTTGTAATGCTGAAACCCATGTAAGCGGCTGCATCTGCGAGCCTTAATATTGATGGAGGAACAGTTTGCTTTTGTTTCATATTATTATCCTGTGTTGTTTATTACAGCGCATATCATAACAATTTTATGTGGTTCTATGCCATGCTTTTGCTGTTTTACAGGCAAAAAAAGCCTCGGCATGTTCACGAGGCTAATAGGAGCTGACACACATTCAGCACACCAGTCGGATAAAGCTGGCCTGATGATTTTACCGCTTTAAGCAAAAAGCTGCATCATAGATTTACCCTATCAATGTCATGCTTATTTATTTAAAAGATTGTGCAATATAATATTGCACTGCAATACAGTCATGCTATTCTACTCACATCGGCGGCATCCAGCGGCCACACACAGAGGATAAAAAAATGAGAATACAACTGACAGAAATGCAAAATCTTCAAAACGGCTTTGTACGTGTATTTGCAGTAATTGGCGGCACTGAGGTTTGGATGAAGTTTGACGCAGCCAAGCAGCCTATTGATTCAACTTTCAAGCCAGAAAGCAAGCCTTTCGCTGCACTTGCTAAAAAATGCGCCAAGCTCTTTTCAGCATAACAACCACGGCCACGGACGGCCATCAACACAGAGGATAAAAAAATGGCAAATTTCGCAGCAGTCAACAAAGCACTCAAAACCGCTTACCCAGCACTGGACATAAAAGCCATGCGTGGAGAAGGTTATGTCTACTTCGGCGGTGATGACGGGTTCGATAAGATTGACTCGATCTTCGTCCACCCAACCAGCACTAGCACGGCAGACCTGACGCGATTCGTGATCGAATCGGTCTCAGACCTAATTTAACCAACCGGCCACGGACGGCCACACACTGAGGAAATAAGATGAACAAAGATAAAGCAATGACCGCCACCAGCTTAAGAATGCCTGATGGCCTGCTTAGACTGGTCACAAAGGCAGCTCACAAGTGTGAGCTATCCCGAACCGCTTACATCACACAGGCTCTGCAATCGGCTGTAGCGCATGATCTGCCTGACTTTGAATACAAGCAGGCATGGGAAACGCTTCAGGACATTTACGACACACTCTTGCCTAACATTGACAAGGACGGCAACCCTGACAAAGACATGATGCTAGTTGCAGTTCTTGATATTGTTCTTCCACAACTTAAAGGTAACAGATTATGACCCGCGCCCAGAAGATCGACCTGCTTTGCTGTATCGCTACCTGCATCCTGTGCGCTGGCATGTTTATGCTGGTTCTTTTGTGAGGTTATCCGAATGGACTTATTTGATAAATATCCAGAGTGGGTAGGGATGCCAGAGTTTAATCAGCAAGAGAAAAAGCCATTTAAGGAAATAATCGTTAGATTTGACTCTGAACAAGATTACATGGATTTTCAGCAAAAAATTGAACAGAAGATGACACTTAAAACAAAAAGCATTTGGCATCCCTTTAAGTCTCATTGGGGTCTTGAGCGCAAGGTTTACGTTGATGAATCCTAAATTTCCAGTCTATATAGTTTCCAAAGGTCGTTTTGATAACGGCCTTACAACTAGAGCGTTACACGAAATGGGCGTTCCTCACTACATTGTTGTTGAGAGTAATGAGGTTGACCTTTATCGCAAAGGCAGGTGTTTTGGCGAACTGATTGTGCTGCCATCTTCTTACAAATATGATTACGACCTTTGCGATAATTTAGGGTTTACCAAAAGCACAGGGCCAGGCCCAGCTCGCAACTTTTGCATTGATCACAGCAAAGCAAACGGATTTAGCAGGCATTGGGTAATGGACGACAATATTGATGCCTTCCATTATCTAAACAAGAACGAAAAGTTTGAGGTTCGCACCGGATCAACCTTGTTAGCCTCTGAGGATTTTGTTTGCCGATATTCTAACATTCCTGTTGCGGGTCTCAATTACTACTCTTTCTGCAAGAAAGGAGATGCTGTGCCGCCATATGTGTTGAATACCAGAATTTACTCATGCCTGCTCATAGACAACAATTCTGGATACCGCTGGCGAGGAAGGTACAACGAGGACACTGACTTGAGCCTGCGGGTTCTTAAAGACGGCCTATGCACTTTGCAATTTAACGCTTTTCTATGCGGGAAAATTACCACTCAAAGAATGCGCGGCGGTAATAGTGCCGACTTTTATGACAATGAAGGGACGCTACCGAAAAGCCAAATGCTTGCAGACCTGCACCCAGATGTTGCAAAAGTTGTGTTTAAGTTTAACAGGTGGCATCACCACGTTGACTACTCAATATTTAAAGACAACATGCTGATAAAAATTGCCAATACTGATAGCCTGCCAAAAATTAACAATTACGGTATGAGCCTTGTGCAATGCTAATCTTCCCCTGCGCTGGCTTATGGCTGGCGCATCTTCAAGTCTGCTAGTTTCTTTTTGTACTCTGCCTTGATCCTCTTGGCATCCTCAATCGTAAAACGCGCCTCCGAATTGTCACATTCAATCCTGTCCACTTCTGCCTGCCCAATCCTGTTCAGCAATTCACGCCGGTAGTTGATCAGGTTGCCAGACAAGTGGTTATTGCATGTGGCGCACTGTAGCCAGACTTGAGTCTCATCAAACCTGAGTTGTGGTGCAGCCTTGCGCGTTCGATAGTGTCCAGCGTGATACTGGATGCCTTGCTTGTTAGTGCCGCACGAAATGCAACCCTGCCCATGATCTCTGGCGCGAATGTATGCGTTAAACGCCGCCTGAGCCTCTGTCAGCCATTGTGTCTTAGTCTTGATCTTATCCTTGCGAGCCTTTTTTTGTGCTTTGCAAACTTTCTCGTGCTTTTTTTGTATCGCGAGTTTTCCAAACTCCAGCGCACATTCCTCGCCGCAGCAACCGCGCTTCTGGTAAACAGTCTCTGACTTAGCAAAGCTCGGTATATGTATCTTGCAGGTGCGGCACTTTCTCACGGCTGCTTGCTCGGCCACAAAGGTAGCGTGATCCCATGATGACCTGCGAACCGGCTGTGGATAACTTCGTAGACTTGGCTGTACTCGATGCGCTTGGCTTCGGTAGTCGATTGCTTGCCTGTTATTGCCTCCTGAACTGGCTTCCAGATGTTTTCCTTGACCGTGTGTTTGGACCAGGGGATAGTCCACTCTTTTCCTGTTGGCAGGCTGACCACCATTTCCAATCCTGCATCGTTGAGTGTTTTGGCTACGCGCTCAAACCATAGGTGCATTGCATCGTTTTGTGTTTCGCTTCTTTGCTGCCCAGTTGACCACTTGAAAGTCACGTACTTGTGTTGCCGATAAAGCTCGGCAGCGTGAGCCAGAAAGCCACCGAGTTTACTGTCGGAGTTAACTACCCACTGCTCACTCATAGCCAGTACTCTGCGATCCGCTTGCCGTTGATCTTAACCAGTTGTGATTTGATGTCGCGCCCAACGTCTCTTAGCTCTTGCACCCTTGCGGCTAGTCTAAAGCAGCCGAACAGTTGCAATGCTTCTAACGCTGTTAGTTTGTTGCCTTTTTCCAAGTGATTAAGTATCTGCTGTGTCTGTGTCATGTTGTTATCCTGTTATTTTTTTAAAGAGACTTTACAAAAAACACGAAATTAAAAAGCCTAATTTGGTAACAATTATCTATGTACCTGCTTGCTTGAAAAGGAGGCAAAACCATCTTTAGCCAATATTTTTTTGGTATCGGCCACAAATTTAAATATCCAACATATTTCATTTTTTATGCCCTCAGTGTAATTAGTTTAAATGCCTAGGCTTCCGCGTAATTGCGACATCCGATCTTGATTTTCTTCAGGCGTTAAAATAACTGTTACCTTCTCAGGCAGTGCTTCCATCATCGGGCTGTCTAGCTTTTCACCTTGCATCACTCGATCACAGTAACCAGCGTAAAAGGTTTTAAAGCGAGAATAAATTTGATCTTCAGCAAATGTTGCCAGCTCAAACCATCCAGTAGCCTTGCCAGCATGGTAAACAGCAGGATGTGACCACTTGTGCTTGGCTTTGGGGCTGGGAGCCATGCAAGCCTCCATGTATGCCTTCTTGACTTCTGGCAAACCAAAATCTTCTGGCTTCGGTTTGCAAAGCTCACGGAATATCGGCAGAGTAAAATAACCTGTATGGCTTAAAGCCTTAGATAATCCAACCTTAATTTGACGATCACTCAGGTCTGACAAGCCTCGCGCCCATGTTTGGTAAACCTCTGGTGTCGGGTTGTTCAACAATCCCATCCTCGAAAGCTCCTGTAAAGCTGCCTTCAAAAACTGAGTCGTCAAAGTCTGATCCGAATGCTTGGTCTGCTGCGATTGCTGCTTTATCTCTGGTGTCACGTTGTTTAACAATTCTGCTGCTGATTTCATCTTCCCATCTCCTGTTTTTTAGCCATCGTTCTACGTGTTGAAAAGGCGCAAAGAATGATCCGTTTGCGTCCTGCATACGCTTTACTGATAACTGCCTTTCAGCGGATGCAAGTATTAAA